TCACTACCGCCACCAGATCGTTTACTGTGGTGATCAGGGGACCGGATGCCACTGCGGGGTCTGTTGCCGTGTCTAATTTGATACAACATAACGGCAGCTTATTTCTACCCCTTAACGATGAACACCCCCGTGTGCATTTTTGCACACCCCTCATAACGATGCCGTATGCACCGTTACGGAGTAAGGGATTCGGTTTTATCGCTACCTGTGCGTACATTGCGTTCTCCTCGTGGAACTGAAAATTATCTCTTTTCCAACCATTCTTCTTTCGTCAAACAAGTTATATGTTCTGTTCGTAGAACACCCTCTAACGCACAAGGAACATTCTCTGAAGTGTGATGGTAATGAAATCCACATTTTTCTTGCACACGCTTTGATTTCTCGTTTCCATCAAAGTACCCGCACCATAATTTTTCGAGATTCAGTTCTTCAAAGCCATATCGCATTATCTCACGAACCGCCTCCGGGATAAGACCCTGTCCCCAATATGGAACGCCAATCCAATATCCGATTTCACCCTCCGTATCAGGAATGCCGATATTGCTTGCCTTGCCGAGCATTAATCCTATGCTACCAACTGGATGTCCTGTAGCCTTTAGAACCACCGCATATGTCTCTGGTGCAGAAAGCACCCCTTTTATAATCTCTCTGCTATTTTCCACACTCGTATGAACAGCCCATCCCGCAATCGGTCCCACATCGGGATTGCTGGCGTATTTGTATAAATCCTCGGCATCGCTTTCTTCCCAGCGGCGCAGGATAAGTCTTTCACTCTCTAATACCATCTTTCGTCCTCATTTCTTTTTCTTCGGAGCGGGAAGCTCCTTATACATTGCTTCCAGCCATTCCTGCAGGAACTCCTTATTGTCCACATCATCCACGAGCAGCATTTCCTTTGCGCCATCATACGGAAGTTCCATGTCCACATTCGGCATCATCGCCACAGCAGATTTTGTCGGCTTCACAAGAAGACGATCATCGTAAATGCCGCCCACAATCTTGCCGCAATAGTAAATGATGTATTCTCCCATCATCGCCAGATAGGTCACATCATCCAGTTCCGAAAGCTGCTCCAATATAAAATCCAGGTATTCCTTGCTTGATGCCATCTGTCAAATCTCTCCTTATAATTCACACACCATGATATATTCTTCGGCGTTTTCGTCCACGGTCTTGAACCCGACATTCTTATACATCTTCACGGCGTAGTTTGCTTTCTGCACCGCCAGAGACGCTCGTTCGTACCCCTGCCATTTCAGCAGTTCGAGCATCTTCACCATAAGCTGTGAGCCGATGCCCTGACCGCGACATTCTTTGTAAAGCGAAATGGCGAAGGTCGGCGTCTCGTCATCCACATGACCATAATCGTCCATGATCCTCGTCCAGACCGCTCCGACCACCTTGCCGCCGAAATCCGCCACAAGGCAGTTATCACCCTTTCGGGTACCAAAATTATCCGTGTACACACGCAGTTCCGGTTTTTCGATGATATCTCTTGCCGGCGGCTCCGCACCTTTCGGTATGAAGATTGCTTCAAACAAGAAGTCCTTCAGTAAATCTATTTCCCCTTTGCGAATGCTGCGGATTACATATTTTTTGTGCTTGTCGCTCGTCATGTGGGAAATATGCTCGTTACGCATCCTGCCCATCATCTCAAGCAGCTGTCTGCCGATTCGCTCCGGTTCGTTGTCATTCCCGCCGCATATCAGTTCCAGCGTATCCGGCGTCCAAATGTACCCGTGCGCCTTGTTATAGAGATACTGCTGGAATTCCTCATATTCTTTTTCTTTCAGTTGCTTCATATATACATCCTTTATGACTCCGGCATTGGGATCGCCTTTAATGCCTCATCAATTTTTATCGCCTGCACAGGAACATATTCACCATTAAGTCGAACGCCACCGCCAGTCAATGAGAACAATTCCCTTGACGTGTTCAAGTCCAGTCGCAGATTTTCATTTGAAAGTAACTGATCCAGACCGGCAGCCACCTTCTCCGAAAGAAACTTCTCAGCTTCCTTCTGCCGTTCAATACATAATTCTTCCGATTCGCAGTCTTTCCTGATTCGAGCGTTACTGATTATTCGGATTTCATTTACTACGCCAAGCATATGATAGACCAGTCTCATCATATGGGCTTTGGCTTCATCTTCATCCATCTCGAAGTAAAATTGTTCAAACGCCTTATCAATCTGCGAAGAAACATCTGCAAGCCGTCTATCTGGCTCAACTTGTTTTTTAGCTGCTGTTTTTATTGTTGTGGTCTTTTGTTCCTTTTTCCCACTGACAGCATTTTTTATTCTTCGACCTTTTCCTTTAACCCAAGGCCATGCGGTGTTTTTCCACCAAGGAGATATAACCTCCCGAAACAGCAAGATGCCTCCTGCTACGATGGCCGCACCCAGCGCTTCTCCGACTTGCTGTGCAAACTCTTCCTGCTCCGGTGTTAATTGAACGCGCCGTTCTTCATAAGGGTACGGATCATAATCATCGCTCCGTAAATCGTCAACATCGTACTCTTCCCACTCGATGATGTCCGGATTCTGATTATTTTCGTCCCGCGTCAATCCTCTCACGCGGTCTGGATTATCCTTGGAACGAATAAGGTGATCTCCATCTTTTACAATTGGCTTATATACTTTCTCACCCATTCTGTATCTTCTCCCTCAAACAAGACAAATTATAAGTATTTCTTGAACGCTTTCTTCATCTTGAGCATGACATCGATTATCCAGTCAAACTGTGCGCTCCATTGATTCTTGTCACCGAAAGTTACGCTCTTCTCGATAACGATACGGCTTGCCTTACGCTCCGGCAGTTCTCGCCAGTCAAAGGTTAATTCAGCGTCGGATTCGATATCGTCTTTATTATCAAAGAGTGAGTGGAACAGGTCTTTATCCTCGCTGATATACAGTTCCACGTCCAGTTCGTTCCGCTTCTGAATCTGCGACACGGCGATGTGGCAGGCAGAAGAACCCACGCTGAAGTTCATCCAATGATCCATAGACGGCTTCCTGCGATTGAAGTTCTTTGCAAACTGTGCGTTTTGGAAAGCGTAGTCCTGGAATGCCACCCAATAATCGTATCTCTGCTGCTGAGTCCCATTTGCAGACTCGCTCTTTTTTACTTCCTTTGTCCAGTCGTTAGGTTTTTCAATGACCTCAAACTTCACGGCAGGCTCGGAAGTACCGATGCGATACAGTTTTATCTCACAGAGGAAGAATCCGATTTTCTCATCGGTATGGTTGTTCAGCCATTCGATAGCCGCCTTGTGTTCCTCACGAGCGTGTTTCACGACCCATATAATCACATCCGCAGATTTACCAGACGCATAGGTTATCAGCTTGCCGAGGTGGTCGTGGTTGGTATCCTCCAGTTGATTCTCTATGATGATTTTCCGATCCGTCCCCGTCTCAGACGCAAAGATATCGACATTGAAATCTCCCACGGAAGACTCTGTCTCATCAACGGTAATATCAAGCCCCACTGCATCTGCAAGGAGAGCGATGTTATCGTCCTGTGAAAGCCACGGAGTAAAGTCCAAGGCTTCATGCGGCCACACCGTCCGCAGATCTTTTATTTCTTCAAGTCTGCTCAAGTTCACCATTGTCTTACTCCTCCTCGCGCTTTACATAGGTAAGCTGAATATCATAGCCCAGAACTTCGAGCATCTGAACAAAGGTTTTATTCACGATGGAATCGCCTTTCTTGATGAGCCGATTCACATACTGACCCGTTGTACCGACTTCCTCTCCGAGTTTCGCCTGTGTCATATCAGCTTCGATGCACTTTACTTTGACATCGACTTCAAAATTGTTCTTGACCATATTTCAATCCCTCTGTTGTTTCTAACGATAATTTTGTTGGTTTATTGCACTCAAAGTGTTATTTATTATACCACATATTTATGAACATTTCTACCCCTTAACAAAAAAAGACACCCGACCGCAGCCGAGTGTCAATTCTATCAGTGTATCTATTATGCCAGTATCTCCGAGCCGTCCCGGAATGTGACCGTGATCTCTTTGTCCCTGCCGACCGTGATGAACTCGACCATGCTACCCCAAAGGCTGCCGTCAAACTCGCTGATGGTGCCGTCCTGTGCTTTCAGTACCTTGATGAAGTCCGCCAGCCGTTCGCTCTGCGCTTCCTTTGCAGAGATGGCGGCCACCACCTCATCGTATCGTGCCTTCGCCGTATCGTACCGTTGCACAAGCCCATCGTAGCGTTTCTGGTACTCGTCCTGGTCCTGCGCGACACGGGCATTCTCCGCCACGATGTTCTGTGTCATTTCCACAAGCACCGCCATCTCTTCCTCCAGCTTGCCCTTTTCTTCCTGCAGGGCATCTGTGACGCAGAGCGTTTTGCGGATGATCTCCGCATTGGCGATGATTTCCTTCTTCTCGGTCACGAGCTGGTTGTACGCCGATACGAATGCCGCCTTGACCTCGTCCTCCGTGACATGGGGAGTTTGGCACTTATCTTCTCCACTATACTTGCGGTTGCAACGGTAAATGACCCTGCGATAGCGGTCTGTGGAATGCCAGACCTTCGAGCCGTACCAGCCACCACAATCGGCGCACTTTATCTTGTTGGAGAAGATGCTCATGCCACTGTAGCGTGTGCCGCCCTTGGTGCGCTTTGCAAACTCCGCCTGCACCAGGTCGAACACCGCTGGGCTGATGATTGCCTCGTGGTTGCCCTCCACATAATATTGCGGGACTTCGCCCTCGTTCTTCTTCATCTTTTTCTGCAGGAAGTCCACCGTGAACTCCTTCTGCAAAAGGGCATCGCCTTTATACTTCTCGTTTGAGAGCATCCGGCGCACCGTCTGTTGGTTCCACACATCCTTGCCCGCAGGCGTCTTGATGCCCCGGCTCGTTAATTCTGCGGCGATGGAATGCGGCGTCATGCCCTCAAGGAACAAGTGGAAAATGAGCCGCACTGTTTCTGCCTGTTCGGGATTAACCACGATCTTGCCCGTCTCTTTATCCTTGTCCAGTCCAAGGAAGCGACTGTAGGCAAAGCTAACCTTGCCGTCCGCCATGCGCTTGCGCTGTCCCCAGGTGACATTTTCGGAAATGGAGCGGCTTTCTTCCTGCGCAAGGCTCGACATGATGGTGATGAGCAGCTCGCCCTTAGAATCCAGCGTCCATATATTTTCTTTCTCGAAATAAATCTCGATGCCCTCGTCCTTCAGCTTCCGCACCGTGGTAAGGCTGTCCACTGTGTTCCTTGCGAAACGGCTCACGCTCTTGGTCACGATAAGGTCTATTTTTCCGGCAAGGGCGTCTGCGAGCCTTCGCGCTTTTTTGTATTCGTTGCTGAGATTCCTTCGTCCGTGTATATGGCAACGAACTCCCAATCGTCCCGGCTCTTGATGTAATTGGTGTAGTAATCGACCTGCGCCTCGTAGCTCGTGGTCTGGTCTTCGTGGTCGGTCGAAACGCGGGCATATCCGGCAACACGGCGCTTCTTCGTACTGTTGATCGGCGTGGCCGTGTACCGGCTGATGGTAGCCGGAATTGCCGTTACTTTTCTTTGCGCCATGCTTTACCACGCTCCTTCCGTAATTGTTTCATGTGTTCGCTCATCTGCTGCCGTACCTCCGGCGTATACCTACCCTTGATGGATTCCTTAAACTTGGCTCTCTGCTCATCCGTCCACGGTCTGCCGACCCGTTTCGGCTGCTCCCATGTGCGGCTGACCGTCCTGCCGTCCTTGAAATGGAAAACCATCTCCGTAGCGGAAAGCACATCAATGTGGTCTATCCGCTTTTCAAACTCACCATCGTCATATTCAGCAATGCCGAGCGTCTCCGCTATGAATGGTTTCAACACATCCTCTCGCAGACCGACCGTTTCGCATCCGTCCCGCTCAGCGCACCGCCAGTAGTAGGCTTTGCCGCTTTCCGATGTAGAAGACGGCTGCGTGGCTCTGCGGAAATTGCACCCGCACCCCACGCACTTTATCTTGCCCGTCATGACGGAGGAGCCTTTGCAGTTCGGTCTTTTCCTGCGTTTCTCTGATGTTTTCGCTCTGTACTCCGCAGTCCAGCAGTCCTTGTGTCCTGTGTTCGGGCAGTCCTTTGTAATGACCTCGCCGTTCTTCAGATGGAACTCAAGCATCCCGCGTTCCGGCACGTTGATGAAATCCACTCTATCATGGAACGCATCCTCATCGAACTCATCCAGGCCGAGGACGGCGGCGCAGGCTTTCTTGAGGTTCTCGTGGTTTATGCTGCCGCCGACGGGACACCGACCGCCTTTTTTCTTCCTCGAACCGCAGACCCAAAACTCCATGAAGCCCCGGTCAGTACGCTTGTTGTGCATATAGCTTTGACCGCAGTGCGGGCATTTCAGCATTCCCGAAAAGCAGGTGAGGTTCAGGCTCTTGTTCGCCCTCGGTCCCAGTTCCTTACGCCGTGCGATCTCCTCCTGCACATAATCGAAGGTCGCTTTGTCGATGATGGCGGGATGTGTGTCCTCCACATAGTACTGCGGTAGCTGTCCCTTGTTCTTTTTCCGCTGCTTTGAAATGGGATCGGAAATGAACTCTTTCTGCAGGAGAAGGTTTCCCGTGTAGGTCACGTTTGTGAGAACCACCTTGATGTTGGAATCCACCCAACGGCATCCTTCTCTTGTTGTGATGCCCTCGGCGGCGAACTCCCGCTCCGTCTCCAGTCTCGACTTACCGTCCAGGAAATTCTGGAAGATGCGTTTCACAATCTCCGCTTCCTCCGGCACGATGACAAGGTCATCTCCCTCCCAGCGGTACCCGTACACCCGGAAGTGTCCATTCGGTATGCCTTTCTCGAACCGTTTCCTGATACCCCATTTGCAGTTTTCTGAAAGACTGCGGCTCTCTTCCTGTGCAAAGGACGCAAGGATGGTCAGCATCAACTCGCCGTCACCGCTCATGGAATTGATGTGTTCTTTCTCGAACCGTACTTCCACGCCGATGTCCTTCAAATGCCGTACCGTTTGCAGCAAGTCCACCGTGTTCCTGGCGAAACGTTGGATTGACTTCGTAAGAATGATGTCAATCTCACCATTGTCGGCAGCTTCGATCATACGCTTAAACTCATCGCGCTTGGCAATCCCGGTGCCGCTTATTCCATCGTCTGCGAACACGCCTGCGTACTGCCAGTCAGGATTCTTTTGTATCAGGGAACTGTAGTAGCTGATCTGTGCGGAGAGGGAATGGTTCATGCGTTCCGATTCCATTGAGATACGGGCATAGGCAGCAACTTTCTTCTTCGTTTTTATGGTCGGCACTGCCTGTTCGACCCTTGTGATTTTTGCCATGAAATCACTCCTTTCCGACACTATATATCACTCTTTACGAGCCGGAAGTCAACGATATATCCGAGAATAATGTGCCGAAAACAGGCTTATATTTCTCAAGGAAAATTGTATCAATCTGACGATACTCCTCCTCGGAAATAACGCCCTCTTCGAGCATCTTTCTGGCAAGGTACATGGTTGTCTGATAGAGTTTTTCGTTGCGGAATTCTTCTTTACTCATCGCCGTCACCACCTTTGAAACGGTCGGCGATGTAGCACTCATGGCTGCAATACTTCCTGCGCTTGTCTCCGTAGATGTGAAACTCCTTACCGCAGCGTGGGCATCTAAAATCGTAGACCGCTTTACGCTTCACCTGGTCGAGATGGCTGTTCCACCATTCGTTCCTGCACTTGTCGCAGCAGAAGCGTTTTTTCTTCCGCTTGGCGATCTGCTGAATTTCCCGACCGCAATTCTCGCAGGCTGTTGTTTCCCCGGTGAGGATAACGGAAGGCACGGCTGCCATGTCCCCGTTGATATCGTTCCTGCGGCAGAAAGACTTTACTGTGTTTACCGAAATGCCAATCGTCTGGGCAATCTTGCCATAGCCGTTTCCAGCCGCACGGAGTTTTATGATTTGTGCTTTTTGATTATCGGTCATATTCTCTCGGCTCCTTCCGAGGGATAGGTCTTGTGGTATCTCCCTCACTCACTACCGAGAAATTCAACCCCCACCGTTACGGCATAAAAAAAGCGGCCTGCAGGCTCTCCAAAGAGAAACCCACAGGCCATACCTGTTCTGAAAAATCCTTTATTGTCAACGGTCGGAACACGAGGAACACGAGAAATCCTATTACATCATAAATTTTGCAAACGAAAATGGAGTATATAAAAATGTGTATTATATACGGAGAGATAGGAATTTGCTGTTCCTATGTGTTCTCGTGTTCCGACTAAATCTTTGTTGTGTAATCAAGGCTTATCCAGCCCGCACCGGATTTGAGCCGTCCCCAGCCCGCCGTGGCGCCTTTGCCGGACTTCACCTCAACAATGGTGAACACACCGATGCTGGTAAACTTGCCAGTCCTGTCATAGTCAGTCCCAGGGCCTTTACGGATGTTCAGATTAGAAATGCTGACTTTTACAAGGAACGGAACTTCGACAGTTGTTGTTTTCGATGTGTAGATGTTTACACCATTTACATCAAACACACTGTATCCCGGATTGGCGTCAGCGCATTTCTTGGCGTTATCCAAAATCTTATATGCGCCTTTCTGAGACTTGGAGTCCGCCCAGGTTTTACGAACACGGTACCAGGCGATTGCCGTCCCGGACTCTTTCACATCGTACTGCGTAAGGCTCCACCGCTCGATGATGGAGCAGAGGTTTTCCACATAGGTCAGGCTCGTGGCATAACCGCCGTCCTTGATGATCTGCACAGCTTTCTTGTAGTCGGTGCAGCCCTTCAGGCCGTCATAACGGAGTTTGTTTCCGTTCTTCGCCCCAAGGAGATATGCACTGTGGTCGGTGATGGAGTCCTCCACGCACGGATATTTACGGAAATCAGCCGTAATAGTTTCATAGCTGCCGTCAGCGTTCTGCTCCTTCGTCTGCTTGGTGTACTTACTTTTGCCGTCCCAGGTCGAGCCGCTCCAGGTATTGCCGGAGAGGGAGCATTTCATGCCGAACACGTTATTGGCGTTCTGCGCCAGTTCACTCTTGCCGTAGCCGGATTCGAGTATGAACTGCGCCATCGAAACCGATGCGAGGATGCCCGTTTTCTTCTGATCCGCCGTAAACAATGCCCCTACACTCTTTACAACATCCGCCTCGGAAAGCCCGGAAAAAGCAGAGGCCTGTGTTCCCTGTGCAGACCCGGAACCATCGGTACCACTGGCACCACCACCGAGAGCTGCCGTGACCTTTTCTGCCAGATCGCCCATCCTGGCATACATCCAGTTTCCGGGACAGGACTTGTTGGCAAACCAGCGATGCACCGTCAGCACCATTTCATCGGACTTCGGCTCATATGAGAGCGTCTTGTCCTTATCGCCAAACCACAGGAGCTTCTTCTTGCCGTTTCTCTTGCAGATATCCACGCAAAGAGTGATCAGCTTCTGGTAGACCACATCCTTAAAGGCATACGGCTCTGTGGTATCGGACGCGCACTCGATGGTGACCGCCCGCTGGTCGTTGGCGCTGGAGGAGGAACACCAGGAGCGGTTTTTCTCCTCCACATACATTCCGACCCTACCGTCCACGCCGATGCCGTAGTTGCAGCTTGCCTGTCTGGACGTGGGCAGGAAGATACTGCCCAGCGTCTCCACCGAGCATTGCCCCACCACACAGTGGGGTGTGATGCGGTCGATGGAGTGCGTCCTCTGCCCGGAGTGGTTGGGGCTGAGCTTCGTATAAGATACCAGTGAACTGTTTGTGTAAGCCATGATCATTCGTCCTCCTTCTCATTTTCTGCTCTGTCATGGAGCTGCTCCAATACCGCCTTCAGCTTTTCCGGGATGGGCAGTCCAAGGTGTGCGGCGTTCTCGATGATACTCACACCCTCGTTGGACAGATAGAAGAAAATCACCGCCGTGCGAAGCACGGAACCCGTACCGATGACCTGCACATCCAGAATGTGGGCAATCCCCACCAGCAGGAAAATCAGTACCTTCCGGCAGATTCCTTTGAATCCCACCTGGCTGTTGAGTTTCTTGTCAGATACGGCGCACATTACACCCGTGATGTAGTCCGCCACCGCAAACACCACCAGGGCGATGAGCAGCCCATCGTTGCCGCCAAGGAAGTAGCCAAGCCACCCTCCCACAGCGGTGAACACCATCTGAATCACATTCCAAAATTCCTTCATGTTGTTTACCTCCTCTTGGTTTTGTGTATGAAAAAAGCGGCCGCTCCGAAGAGCAGTCGCTGATTCCCAAAGTATATTTAAATCTGCTTCGGCAGCCATTCCCATAAACGCATATCCTCCTGACCCAGGGACCACATACACATTCCCCGGAGCTTCCAGCGGTATGCCGCCTGGTTCGCCCAATAGACAAGGGAGTCCACGTCCTGGTAGTAGAGGATGGAGAATCCGTCTGCGTCACCGAGGAACAGCCGGGATATCCAGATGTTGATGTCCTTTGGAATGATCCTCGCCGTGTAATTCCCGCCGCAGGAAATCTCCAGAAGGTCAGAGTGGAAAAAGTCGTAGTCAAGAGAGATGTCCTCGCTCCGGGTGGAGGATTCCTCCACGTCGGAGGTCAGCGTAAACACCTGGAACTCCTCATCCCAGGTGCAGTTTGAGCGGGATATCCTGCCGTAGCTTTTAAAGCTGCCGTCCGGCATCTGGACATCAAACCGTTCATACGGCTCGTATGTCCAGGCGTCCCCCAGACGCAAAAGCTCGCACACAGTCGTATTGTCCGAGCGGTATCCGGCATAGCCTCCTGTAAAGCCGCTGACCGCCGCCGTAAAGCGCAGGGTGTAGGAGGAGCCGGAATACACCCGCACCCGGTTCCCTCGGATACGCATCTCCACCGTGTACATGGAGGGATTGTCCCTCAGATCCGCCGTTGCGGTCCTTGCGATCTCCTGGCTATAGCTGCCAAGGAGCGTGGAGCCGCTATATAGCTCCACCGCCTGGGTATCGTAGTTCAAACAGCAGAACAGGCTGCCGCAGAATACGCCGGCCCGTCCGCTCCCGTTTGCCGGGAAGGCCAGCCTTGCCCGCAGATGCAGCTCCGAAAAGCCGTCATA